GTTTCCCCGGCACGGCAACCAAAGGAAGTTTGCGAGTTACAGCCGTTGCCAACACTGGCGATACGCTCGTGACAATCAGCAATGCCGCACATGGACAGGCAACTGTATATAGCATTCCTGATTCCGGCGCATCCACAGCCAATTTCATTCTGTCAAAACTGACTGGTACCCAACATATCACTGTGGGAAGTTTACAAGTTGATGGCGGTAATTTGACTGCTGGTATTTCAGGTGCCGCTGGTACTTTGACATCCTTCCCGGCCACTGCTGCCAATGGCTCATTAATCATCGCAGCCGCCAATGCTGGAGCAGCATTCAATACCACTATCAGTAATGGCTCGATGGGCCAGTCTACCGTCTATACCATGGGCGATATTGGTGCTGCAACTGGTGGATTGGTTGTAGCGACTTCGGCTATCAGGATGAAGTCCGTAGCTGCTGCTGCTGCGGCTGGTGGTAATGCTGCACAATCATTCACTGATGCTTTCTGTACGTCTGGTAGCGTGGTCATTGGTAACTGGGTGACCCAGACTACACCTGCGGAAGTGATTAAAATCGTTCCCGGAAATGGTTCATTTGTCGTAACATCTACAGGGGACGCCGGTTCAGGGACCTTCAGTTACATAATAACCAAATAAGGAAATACATGAGTATTGATATTTTAATCGAAAGAAAGAATGAGCTTGAATCTGCAAGGGTTCAAGCTATCAATAATTACAATGTTCTGATTGGGCAGCTAGGTGAGTGTGAGCATCTGATTATCACATTGCAAAATGAAATGAAGGCTAAAGCCGAGATCGAACAGGAAGAATGTATTGACGAAGATGAAATTCCTCCTGTAGGATAATGGCATTAATGACGCAGGTAACCCTTGGTTAAGAAATCCACAAATACTAGCTTGCGTCATTAATCTTCTAGCTATCTCCTTTCACAGATACAGTGCTACAATGGCATTGATATCTGTGGTTTTTTTTCCTATTCCTCGTTTTTTCCACAGATATCATTCTCTCAATAATGAGGCATAGTCATCAAATGGACTTGGTGAGAAAATCATGGTTAAAAAAACCGGATTGGTTAGTAGATTTGCGGAATCAAACGAGCAAATAGCAGCCATGGATTGGCTCAGATTACAGCATCCAAATATTGCGCTTTATACGATGCATATCGGTAACGAGCGCAAATCAACACCCTATGCCGGGGCGATAATGAAGCGCATGGGAATCCTGAAGGGTGCAAGCGATATCTTTATGGCATGGCCTAATAAAGGCTATCATGGCATGTTTATTGAAGTTAAATCGAGGACAGGGAAGCTAACCAAAGAGCAGGCAGAATTCCTGAATCGCATGGAATTGGTTGGGTATTATATAGCTGTTTGCTATGGTGCCGAAGATGTAATCGACACCATGAAATTTTATCTTCAGAATGGTATTTGACAGTCTTCAAATGGGTCTTGATCGACAACTTTTTTAGGTTGATTCGACACATTTTCACTCTTGTAGTCTTTCTGTCTAGGGATGAATTTCATATCAGTTGCATTGATTTTAAATTTAATCCTTTCAACACCATCCTGACCTTTAAATGTTGAGGAATCCATTTCACCCTGTATAAAAAGTAAATCCCCGACATTCACGTATTTCTCAGCAACTTCGGCCATTTTGTGATAAATAGCAATATTATGCCAAACAGATTTTTCGTGTTTCTCACCATCTTTTGTATATTTTTTAGTAGTCACCATGCTGATGTTAGTAGCCTTCATTCCCGTTGGTAATGTCTTCGTTTCAATCTTGCCAACACGTCCCAAAACCTGCGCATTATTAATCATTTTAGTCCCTTAATTATTTTTTAAGTTTTTCGATAAAATCCAGTGATGAATCAATACTCAAATCATTGATATCTTCCACTTCATAATATGCTAATGCTTTCGCTCTTCTTTCCAAATCAAATCCCCTTTCATTCAGAAGCAGTCTAATTTCAGCATGTAGTATATCTTTTTCTTCTCCAGCTTCGCCCATATCCTGTAATTCTGTGTTTTCATTTGCTTTTTCCTCAGAACATACAAGCGGTACTTCCTCAATAATTTCAGCATTTTTAACTCCTTTTTTGGCTAAAAAATCCCTTTTTAATAACTCAGTATGTGACCCTTTATTTTCAGTTGAAACAGTATATTCAGCATCGATATAGTCTTCTACTTCTTCACGACTTTTAATGCCTTTTAGCGCATCAGGAAAACGATTTCGCAAAGCAAAAGCCCGCGCTCTTAACTGTAGCATACGTTCAGGGTATTGCGTCCATGGCCCTTGTTTCGCCAGAAGCCCCGCCTTACGCGCCATATCGAGCGTAAATGGTTGGGTATAGTCTGACATGCCCCGGCGCTTCACCGTGCAATTAAACCCGGTTATCGGAGTTCCTACGCTTGATTGGTAGATAGGTTCTTCGATGATGTCTTCAAAGTCAGGATGGATCATGCAAAGAGCCAGCATATCATCACCCCATAGACATGGTTTGCCGTTAATGACCGCTATTGCCTGAATGGACTGCTCGACTGACATGCCAATCTGGTAACCCATGGCCATAGCGATAAATAAATCCGCAGGTTTACCCTGATAAGCCTTAGGCACTAACTGGGAGCGAGATAGCTGTTCGGCCAGTTGCGTGTAGTGAGGGGCCAGTTCCTTGGAGAACAGGCTATCATTCAAGCGATTTGTCTTTTCTCTCATTACCAATTGCTTCAGCTCGACTATCTGCTGTCGCATCATTGCCATCTGTTCGCTCATAAGTGTCCTTACTTAATGTTAAAAACCCGTGTCCCTTTCTTATTGGCCTTCCATGTAGCCATGAGCTGACCTTCCAGTCCCATCAGGTATTCTGCATCTCCCATGTGGGACATCAATTTCATTTTTAGCTTGTCTTCTTCATCAGTCAGACGTTTCATTTCATTTTTGACATTCATTAGTTCGCACAGTGCCGATCCGGTTTTATAGGTGGAGTTAACAACTTTTTCAGGGGATACGGTACGAAATTTCAGACGGCAATCAGAGGTGTTAATCGGAGCGGGTTCTATTCTCTTCTCGACATTTTCCCAGAAATTGATATCAGACTGAATAATCAAGTCTTCCAGCGCCTTGTCACGCTCATAAACGAACTGGCGGTATTCACAGCCTCCGATAAGAACGGCGCAATATCCGCGAGTGGCATTAGTAACGGCGACTTGCTTGGCAATTTGAATCAGGTAGACCAAAGGGATGCCATCAGAGCAAGCCATATCCCACTCTTTGCGCTGGTAAGAATTAGCACACTTTGCTTCCACGACAGCATTTTCAGCGCTAATCCAGCCATCCAGATTGGCAAATAGGAAAGGGTACTCAGGGTGATAAATCGTATCGGGTAAGTCAACCGTGACATTATTTTCCTTCGCAAATCTTTTGATAATCAGGGGTTCAATTTCGTTACCCCAGTACTGCTGTTCGTTAATCTCATCATCATTTGACACGATGCCAGTCTTTTCCAGATATAGCTGATAAGGCGTTTTATAGCTACTGTAGCCCATGATGATAGGGCTATCACTGGCACCTAGTCCATTGCACCGTTTAAGGCGTTGCTCTTCCGTTAGCATTGTCACACTCCTGTGTTAGCAGCACATTACCTGAAAGATTATTAGCAATCAATTGCTTGTACACATTCGTTAACATACAATACAGGCAGGAGGTGTAATATGAATGTTACCGATGTAGAAAATTATTTTGAAAATTTAAACCAGTTATGTTTAATGCTGAAACTGAATAGGCAAAATGCCACGAACTGGCGCAAGCGTGGGCATATCCCATTGGTGCAACAGTACCGGATTGCCGAATTGACGGAAGGTAAATTAATGCCGGATGAGATAGATCCGATGGAAGTTAACAGGCAAGCCAGAAAGGAGTCTTGTACATGATGTGCTACATGGATATGACTTTTTGCGTGAGTCCGAATTGCAAGAACGACTGTGGCAGACAATTGACTGATGCGCATCGCGAGAGAGCCAGAAAGATCGGCTTACTGATTGCGCAACGCCGTTTCTGTGATGATAATGGTGAAGTTTCTGGGAAAGAAGAATCGACTCAGAAAGAGGTAGAAGAATAAAAAATGGCATCCATGCCTTAAAATTATCGTTAAAGCGAGTAATTAGCCCTGAGAAGCGAGTCGCTTTAATCCTACAACCAAAACAAGCTACTCGAAGCGGATTAAAACCCTAATAAACTTGTTTAAGCGGATTGATTATAACATGAGCATAGAAAAATTCACAGGTACTTTTGCAAAAGAAGATGGTGGCGTCACCATCATGGTAAACGAAACAATTCAGTCAATCAGAAATCCCAAAACTCTCGCAGTATATGCATATTTATTGTCCAAGCCATCCACATGGATTATCAACACTGAAGAAATTAAGCGCCATTTTGATATGGGCAGAGACGTTGTAAGAAGATCATTAAACGAACTAATTGAACTAAGATTGCTATCAAGACATGTGGCAAAAACGGGTAATTTGAATTCTGGCTTCCATTACATACTTCACCTTAAACCCCACGCCCAGCTTGACGATTCCCGGGAGACTGATTTTCAGGGTCCCGAGAACCAGTCACCATATAAAACAAAGATATATAAACAAAACAAAGATAGTAATATTATTACCGATGACGAAATCGTGAAAATCTACCACGCGGAGTTACCAGAGAATCCCGGGATAAAAGTCGTAGACTGGAAGCTGTCGAAGCAATTACAGAAGATGAGGAGGGACTGGCCGAAATATTCCAGCTCAGGGCAAAGTTTTAGCCTGGAAGCTTTCAGAGAATTTTTGATCGGACTTAAAACCTATCAACCCGGATTTCTGAAACCGTATCAGTCCGAATCTGGTCGAACAATTCAAAACAATCTACGAAATATCACCCGTGAGACTAACTTGGCAAAAATCGTTAATGGCGAATTTAACTTCAAATAGGATTGTAAATGAAAAATGTGGTTCATTATTCACTGGATATTGAAAAGCGTGTGCTGGGAGCCTTAATGCTTATCGGGAAACATCAGGATATCCGGGTACAAAATTCCATGCTCGATCTCACTGACGATTCGTTTTACTTTCCGGACTGCAAATATATTTTTGAAATTGTTAAAACCAATTGCATCGCAGGAAGGGCATTTGACTTTGTTAGCCTGATGCCATTAGTAAAACCTGACTGCTCAGAATTTTTTGAAATAATCCGGGATGAATATCACACTGGCAACTATCTGGCACAGGATATCGAGTCACTTTCCAGTTACCGCACGTTAAGAAAGCAAACTGAAATTCTCAGAATTGCCATGAAGCAAGTAGATTCAGAACTACTCCCGGAACTGGCTATTAGCATTTATGCGGATGCGATCAAACAAATCTCAGCAACTATACGAGCTGCTAACGATAACGCCGTACGCAATTATGAAACGATTCTCGACGAACAGTTACGCGCTGACGATTCTGATTCAGGTACTATCCTGACTACCATTCCCGGATTACCCGCAGTCCCAGAGCGATCGCTGATTACGATTGCCGGTCGGAGTGGTCACGGGAAAACGTTTTTCGCGTTATATTTGCTCGACAGTATCATCCAGGCAATACCGGGAACTCATTCGCTGTACTTCAACCTTGAAATGCATGAAAAAAATATGCTGGATAGGCATTCAATCCTGTTGGGAGCAAAGGGAGATAGTCCGAAACAGCGAATGGCCAATGTTTCCCATATCCTGTTAACTCGCAATATCAGCCTTATTTCATTGCCTATGATAACGATTGAAGAAATCGAAATGTATTGCCGGGTAGAAGCGAATCGCCAGAAACTTGGAGTTGTTGTAGTCGATTACCTTGGTTTGGTAACCTCAAAAACAAAACATAGTCGCAAGGATTTAGAGCAAAACGACATTGCCAAACGTCTGGCAGCATTATCCATCGAGCTGGATTGCATAGTTATCACCCTGATTCAGGTCAACCGGGAATATAAAAATCGTCAAGTTGGCCAACGCTGTCCCGTTCCCAGTGATGCTGCGGAGGCAATGGGGTCGGTTCATAGTGCCAGCTGGTGGTTAGGTATCGATCAGCCGTATCTCGATGACAATGAGCCAGAATATCTCGGACTATTCCAAGTGCAAAATAGAAAAAACAGGTATGACAGCGGATTATTCAAGCTTGAATTTGATTTTCTGGATGGATTATTTTTGCCTAGGACACAGCCATTTTGTAATAGGTATTCAGGCAAAAAAGAAAATACATCATGGATCCCATGAGTAAATCCAAAATAACCCACTAAATTTCATCACAGCAAGGTTTTTACCTGACTACCCATGGATACGTATAGGGTAGTCAGGTTTATAGGTCTTAAAACGCGAATATGGAGGTTTATGAATTTTTGGTTTCTGTAAGCATTTTAAAAATCATTTCGTTAAACTGTCTTTGGATTTCAAGCAGATCGTCGCGAGCAGTTCGATTTTCAGAAAAATCGCCATGGTCGTTTAAAACTTCCATCATGATGACAACCAGTGAGCTAACCAGGGAGACTATCAAACCCTTAATGGCCCAGTTAATCTCCTTTTTTTCACCGTCAGCGAGGGTTAAATCGTTTTTCAGGGTTTGCATGACTTTTATCGTGTAGTCGCAAGCGTGTAAAATGTTTGGATTATCAATTTGTTTTTCCATTAAATTTCACCCCGATAAAGTTTTATTAATCCGACTCCAACAGCTGTCAACCCGAAAAAGCAAATAGAAACACCCATACAAATTCCCCATATGCATAAAATATTATGAAAAGTCATTAAATCCATCCGGCTACGTGAGATAATAAAGCTGTTAAAATTACTCCATAAATGCCAAGTATATAATTTGTGAAATTTGAGTACTGTTGTTTCATGTTAGAGTTGAAATTCTCAAGCTTGACTTCAATAAGGTCAAGTCGCTGTTCAATCCTTTCCATAGTTTTGCCCAGTGAACCAGTTGTATTTTTCAACAACTCGATATCCAGTTGCTCTTGAGTATAGGTACGTTCCATTTTAAATCCCCTTAATTACAATATCCACTTAAACCCATGTGCCATTAATCCCATTAGACTGGCAAACCCCAACCCCATTAAACCCAATAGCCAACGCTGATTAGATTCCAGTTTGTCCAAAACTTTATGAATATAACCAAATTGCATGTAGATATGATCGTTCTTTTGCTCTATCAGCTTGATTTTAACCTGATCTTCTGTATAAACTTTTTCCATTTTAAATCCCCTTAATCATTTTTTTTATTTCATTTTGCAATTTTTCTATTTCAATTCCCAGTCTTAACACGTCTGCCCGATTTAAATCTATCCAGTGATTAGAAGTATTATTCATGCTTT